ATAATGTGATAAAGTTTATATTTTAGAGATATTAGATATATCTGAATAATAGATTACTATTCAAGTAATATATAATTTTAATCTAAAGTTTACTAATATAGTAATAATTAAATAAAATTATAGATTACTATAGTAATAAGGTATATCTTTATCTATAGATTACTTTTTTAATCAACTTAATAATATATGACATTTTTAATCAGAGAATAGAACCCAGGGTATAGATTACAGTATATATAGAAAGTAAGATATGATTCTATCTATAGCTTACTAATATAGTAATGATTAGATATAGATTACATTCCAGGTAATGTATTCTATAGACTACAAGCTCAGTAATGTATTCATAATAGCTTATAATATTAGTAATGAATACAGCTAATAGATTACAGTTTAAGTAATATATAAACTTAAAGATGACAATCCAGGTCAGGTATAAGTTTATTCCTGGGAATATAGCATAAAACATATATATAAGTTCAAATATATATTATCCTAGTAGTATATGGAAAAAAGTATATAGGCGGGGGCCTATATTGAGCCTTAGGTTCTATTTTCTATATAGAAAATTAGGATTCAGATATGTCTTATATCCTAATATATCCCAGAACCAAGGTCAAAGGTCCTATTACCAATTACAATCATCAATCCTTACAGGAACCTCACTTCGTTCGGTGTCGCAATCATCAATCCAGTCATTGACGATCAATGATTATTTCAGGGTGATATATCAATATCACTTCATTCTCTAAACTTTGCCAGTCAATGACGATTAATCTCTACAAGAATCATCTGTCCGGAGATCCTCTAAAATCGATCTTGAGACTCAGATCTAGGTCAATTTTGACAGATCTGAGGGACATTTGAGATAAAATGATTCAGATATAAGACATATGATAGAATATTTTATCTATTAGATTGACAGAATGAATAATATATGATTATAATATAAGAGGATATATCTAGTCTAATAGGAGTCGGCATGCAGTCTTTGGAAGAGAAAAAAGAGCAAGTTATTATACAATATATGCGCTCTTATGATCTTGACGTGGCAATGATGAAAGTTGGTTTAACTTCTGATGAACAAAAACTTTTAAAAAATGATACTTCTTTTATGTACCGTGTCAACTTCCAGGATGCTACACTTAAAGAAGATATAGTAACTACCATGATTGACAATATGAAGAATGGTGATCCAAAGCTTTCGCAGACTGCAGCCATTGCCCTTGGTGGCGTAATGTGGCCTGAGAAGTTCAAGGCCAAGGGTGACGAAAAACCTAATCATATTATTCCAGATCAAATAATATTAACAGGTGAAGATTGATGGTACAAGAAGTCCCAATCATAAAAAAAGTTAGAACTGAACTCGTTTTAAATTGTGACGCTCGACACAGAATCATTTATGGAGGTCGAGGTAAAGGTGCTAGTTGGAGCATAGCCCGGATTCTACTTCTTGAAGGAATGACAAATAGTTTATTCATAGTATGTGTTCGTGAGGTTCAAAAGTCTATTGAACTTTCTGTACAGAAGCTGCTTGTTGATACTATTAAAATGTTTGGATGGGAATGGGCTTATAAGATAACTAAGAATAAAATTATAAGTAGAATCAATGATACATTATTTGTGTTCACCGGATTACATGAGCATAACAGTGACTCCATAAAATCACTTGAAGGTGCTGATAGATTCTGGGTGGCAGAAGCACAGAGTATATCACGTACATCTATTAATATATTAAGACCAACAATTAGAAAAGATGGTGCAATATGTTGGTGGGACTTTAACCCTAGATACTCAAGTGATCCAATATGGGTTGATTATATTCGTAATACAGATGATAAGGCTAAAGTATTATTCTTAATGTGGCCTGATAATAAATGGTTTCCACAAGCTCTGAAAGATGAAATGGCAGCTGACTATAAAAGAGATGTTCCTTCTGCTGAGCATATATGGGAAGGTAAATTAGCAGATGCCAATGAACTCTTTGCATGTCCAGCAGAACTTGTGGAAGCTGCTCAAGAAAGAATTATACCAAAGCCTGGGCCACATATTCCAGTTATAGGTGCAGATATTGCACATCAGGGTGGAGATGAAATAACCTTCTATAAGCGAATTGGTCCTAAGACAATTGATTATTATACAGCTAAGTATCAGAATACTGTAGTAACATTAGCTGATCTTAAAACATTTGCAACTAAGAATGCTTATATAAACATTGACAATGGACATTTAGGTAGTGCTGTAGCAGACTTAATGGAAGATGATGGGTACTTTATCAATCGCATAGATTTTGGTGGGACTCCTAAAGATCCAAAACACTTTGAAGATGTTGCAACAGAAATGTACTTTGAGTTAAAAGATCAACTTCCAGAACTTGACATTCCAATTGACGAAGAATTAGCTATTCAACTCTATACTCGTAAATATGGATATATCAATGGTAAACGTGGTTATGAAGTAATGAAGCTTGAACCTAAGAAAGAGTTTGAAAAGCATACACATGCATTACATAAATCTCCAGACAGAGCCGATGGTCTTGTATTGTGTTATTATGATCCTGCTAGTACAGTTGACTTACAAGCATTAGGAGCTGGATTATCAGCATATGGTGGTAAAAGATGAGTGCGTTTACTGATTTATTAGGTAGATTATTTGGCACAAGAGGTACAGCAGAAAGATCTATTGTTTTAAATGTTGTTGGATCAACGACAATTGCCAAAGATTATGTGAATAATATTAAAACAAATAGAAAATTAGCCAGGGAAATTTATCATAATCTTAATAAAGATTATTCCCTGGGTGGACAGCTTATAAAACCAATTATAAATAATAATGTTAACTTCATTGGTATTCCAACTTTATTTGGTAATAAGAAAAATATAAAAGTAATTGAAGAAGTTAATATTGATTATCGAAAAATTCATAAAGGTGTTGAGATTGATGGTTCAGTATTTTTATGGCCTCAATGGGATAATGATAAGAAAGTAATTAAATTGACTATAATTCCAATTGATATTATAACATCTATTTTCATTGATCCAGTTAAGAAAAAGATCACAGGATATAAGCTTGTAGAGAAAATAAGCTATAGTACTCCAGAAGAAATTAATCAGGAAGTTGAGATTACTTGTATTATTACAGAAGATTATGTTAAAACTTCAGTTGTTGGAAGTGAGAATGAAACTATAATAATGAGAAATGTTTTTGGTATGATACCAATTGTTCATTTTAGTAATGATCGAGATTTTGATGAAATATATGGACATTCAGAAATAGAAAGTATTGAGCCACAGATTAAATTTTATCATGATTTGACTTATGAAGCTGGAGCAGCACAAAGTAGAGATGGGCATCCAAAACTTAAAGTAACTACTAATAGTCCTAAACAATGGGTTGAAAATAACTTTGGAAAAGGTACCTATGAAAAGATAGTTAGTGGTGAAGCATTCATATCAATGGACGATAGAGATTTGTTTGTTAATGGAGAAGGTGAAGATGTTAACTATTTATACTTGAATAAAACGACAGGTGACTATGGACCATTATCTGAAAAGACTTTTTCAAATATTGTAGAAGGTTCAGAAACTCCTGAAATTAATTTTGGTGCTAATATTGGAACTTCATTAGCCTCTGTTAAAGAATACAGACCAGTTTGGATTAAGAAGATAGAAGCTAAGCAATATGAAAGAACAGCTCCTTGGATGGAAATATATGATATAATATTGATGATTCATAATTTTGTCAATATCAAAAGTTTAAAAAATGATATCATAATGACATGGCCAACACCAAACTTCGCAAGTGTTAAAGAACAATCAGAGATTATTGATGCTTTTTCAAAAGCTATTGAAAAATTAATTCTTATTGGTTCTTTGACTAGTGAAGAAATCTATGATACACTTATGAAACTCGGTATTTTTGAATTGGCAGAAACATATAAAGCACATGAAGAAGTAATAAAAGAAGAGGAGGAAGAACGTGAAAAGAAGGCAAAGGCAGCTGCTACTCGCGCAAAAGAGTCCAGTGACGAAAGCTCAGAAGAAAGCAATGAAAATGACGATGAAGGGACTAAAGACTGAATGGAGTAAGCTAGTTGTCTTCTTTAAAGAGAGAGATGCTTACAGAATACAACTTCGTGGTTGGATAAAGAAATATGGACTTGCTGGGTTACCTCCGACAGTATTGAAAACAGTACCTACAGACTTAAAGGTATTATATGAAATAAAATGGTATTTACAGCCAATGGTATGGTGGAGATTTCTACAGATCGTTTGGCTTAATGAAGAAAATGAAGGTTTTAGGAGACTTAAAGATGTCTAAAATGACACAGTTTACTTTTAAAACTGGTATTCTTACCAGTTTTAAAGATAGTAAAATAAAGGGTATTGATTCTGTACCAGTTGGTAATATGGCAGCTTATAAAGCTCTTGTAGGTGAGGCAGAAGTTCATGAGTTTATCAATGTAGTGCATCTGGGAGAAGATTATAAAGCTCAACTTGATCCATGGACTGATATTGTTTTGACAGAAGAATGGGCAAAGAGTTTTGCAACTTCGATGAAAGAATCACCTAAACCTTTATTTATTCCAGGTCATTCTGATGCTGATGCTGGATTTAAGATGCGGGCCATACCTGATGGTTATATGACAGGTGGTATGGTAAGTGATGATAGAATGTATTTGCGTAACACGCTTATCATAATGGGCACAGAAGAAAAGAAAGAGTTGATTGAGCAAACTACACGTGAGATTGCAGCTGGTATGCTCAGTACATCTTCATCTGATTATATGAAGTATGAAATTGAAACTGATGAAGATGGTAATTCGACATATTTTGCAATTGAGTCAGTCAAAGGTCAGAGCAACGCTTTAGTTGAAGCTGATATGACTGCTTCAAAGGCTGATATAGTAATAACATCGTTTAAAGCCGAGATCGACTCAAGCGATGAAAAGGAAGAAGGAGTAAAGCATATGGCCGAAAAAACCATGAGTAATGCAGAGATGTATACTGTTTTAAAGAATCAGCTTGAGTCCGGACACTTGGCGCTGAAAGATGTAGCCAGTGGTCTTGGTATTGAGATGGTGACTGCTAAGCAGAGAACAGCTCTCAAAAGATTAAACGATGCTGAAAGTATCGTTGGAGATATTTCTGAATTTGTTACGGGTGTTGTAGCAGATCAGGAAGCAGCTTTTGTTTCTCTCAAAGAAGCTAAGATTAAAGAGAAGTTTGAAACTGATGAACTTATTGAGATTGCAACACCTCTTTTTAATCTTAAAGAAGGTAATGCCGAAGCTATCGATGTTGAGGTAGAAAGGCTTTCTGGCCTGCAGATCTTTAAAACGATCCAGGGAAGACTTGCTGAAGGTGTAACCTATACACCAGGAAATAAAGAAGGTGGCGAAGGCACCGATGAAACTGAAAACAAAGAAGAAATGGAGGGCTAAACAATGGCAATGGTAGATGCTAAAGTTAACTTCAACTTCGAGGAAGTTGAAGTTGATAAAAATCAGGTTCTTGTTACCAATAACCTTGGTAGAACTGCGGTTCATAAAGAGCTTGTGTACCTTGATGGGTACATTGGAGAAGTAACGGATTTTGATGGTATTGTCAATGGTGAAACTGGCTATATCAATATCGATCCGAATAGAAAAATTGGTACAACTCAGATCAATGTTACTGATACATTTGTTCTTGGTGGAGTTGTACATCTGGTATCTCATGCAACTGTAGCTACAAGTGTATTGAGAGATGCTGCTGTAGCTGATTCAGTTCCTGTTGGTATTTGTACTAAGGTAAATAACGGAGTTTCTGTTGAGTTCTTACCTTTTGTACAGCGTGCTGGTGGTGGTCAAACTATGAAGTTTTCCGTTTACCACATGGACTCTGACCACAGTACACTGGTTCCTGTAACTGGTCTTGTGCCTCTTGGTGCAAAGATCTATGATGTATTTGTTGAGGCTACTGTAACAAGTGGTTCTGGCACAATGCAACTCAGATCAAATGCTGGTTCCCCGGCGGATATTACAGCAGCAATTATTTGTGCTGTAGACAATGTAGTTACTCGCCAGGCTATCTTGACAAACGACATCGTTGATGCCGATGGACTTGAAATAATTTCTGCTGGTACCAATGACCGTGGTATCATGACCATAATGTGGAGGTAAAGCAAATGGCCGAGCTAATTACTAAAGAAATCCTTATGGCAGAATACGAAAGTAAAATGCTTAAGGGTGAAAAACGAAGGGTTAAAAATCCCGTCACAATAACCGGAACTCAATTTGGAAGAAATATACCCAAGAGTGGTGCTATTGTTGATGATAAAATGATGAGCTTGATTGATGGTGCAAGTCCTATTGGAAGAAATCTGCCTATGTCACTATCAGGAAAATATGATAGTGGTTTTGATTTTCCTTTTGGAAAACGTGGTTCTATTCATGATAGAATCAGAAAAGGAGTGTTTAAAGATGATATTGCAAAAGTCTTTTTCGCTTCCGGTGGTGGCAACACCTTAAATGATAACTGGACTGATTTAATGGATGCTATAAGAATGGACTTGACAATCAGAAAAGAAGGTCAGGCAACAATTAGA